TTATAAAAACGTATTAGCGGCTTTGGATATTTTAAACTCAGATATATGTAATTTTTCATTTTCCGAGCCAAACAGGGTGGCGTTAATTGCCGAAAACAACAACAACTATAATTTAACAATTTTATTAATGCCTATAATATAGCAAATAACATTAAGAGACGAACGCGACGCCGCCGTTGAAAAAAGGTTTAAAGACCTCTACGAAAACGGCACCGAGCTGCCAGACGGTACAAAAATACGAATGCGTTACGAAGATTGCCTTACCCAACTTGGCAAAGAGTTTTTTTTGGCAACCGCCACCATTGAAGCAATTTTGCGTGGCAACTACAAAGAGCTGAGGCAAAAACCCAAAAAAAACAAAATTAACCTACCCGACCAACTCGAATTTAAATTTACCGACAACTAAATTTTATTGCCCCCCCAAAACAAACAACAATCTCAATATTACCTAATTATTTAAACTTTTTAATTATGTCTAAAAATTTAATAGTACCCGCCAAACAAATTGTAACCTGGTTTATTTTGCAAATGGGCAACAAACCCAGCAACCGCCCACTAAAATTTTACCTTTTGCTTGCCGCCATAGTATTGGTTAGCAATATTGCCGCCCAGCTAATAGTTAATGGGTTTGGTTTTATAGCCCGTGCTGGCAACAAAACAGCTGGCACACAAACAAGTATGGCAAGCCTTTATTTGCTAAAGGTAGCCACCCCCTACCTGGCGCAGCCCCAAAAATTTGAAGATAAAGTGCGCACCGTTAGCCAGCAGCTACAAATACCCCCCGAATGGCTAATGGCGGTAATGCACAGCGAAAGCAGATTTAATGCAGCAGCCCGCAATTTAAAAGGCAGTGGCGCAACAGGCTTAATACAATTTATGCCTCAAATAGCCAAACAGTTGGGCACCACCACCGACAAACTACACAAAATGAGCCACCTAAAACAATTAGACTATGTATATGATTATTTGCATAGTATAAAACAACAACGAAAAGTAAGCTATACTAATTTAACCAATTTATACCTCGCCATTTTATCCCCCGCAGCTCTTGGCAACGACCCCTGCTATACCCTCTATGCCAAACCCGATATACAATACCACCAAAACGCCGGCTTAGACGAAAACAAAGACGGCAAAGTAACCATTTACGACATAGACCAACGCCTAAAACGCATGTACCCAACAGCCTATAATATAGCAAATAACAAATATTAGTTCTAAAATGGAACTACCTAAAAAAAGACCCCCCGCTACACTAAATAACACGAATGTAGGCAACCGTACCCGCCACGATTGACGGCAAAATTGCCAGCATTAGTATTCGGGTACAAATACCCTGCCCCCCGATATTTAGATAACACTTTGTTTAGCTCCTTTGGCGTTAATTCGCCGTTATACGTCTTTACAATTTCGCGACACAACGGGCGGCTATCTTCAACAAGCCCCCCAACATATATATATTTTTCAAACCCAAACTCCTGCCCTATTTCGTTGTTTATTTGCCCCGACAAAGCCCGCAGGCCATCGTTCGCCGTTTGCCCCGCCCAACGATGTAATATTTTATCATCGGCAAAAATACTAAATAGCCGCTCCCGTGTTTCTTCAATGCTTGCCCCAAGCTGCATTGCCCGAAATAGTTCCTTTTTTACCGGCTCAATAAAATATAATTTGATGCCTACCTGCTTAAAATCAAATAACGTTTTATCAATAATTGACACCTGCGCCCCGCTTGGCGACTTTAATAACTTAGCAACATCTTCATCCTTTGCTACTTTGGCAAATTTTATTTGATTTGCCGTAACATCTTCAACATTTAACAAATAACTACTAATAATATTTGAATAGTCGCGACCGCTTAGACTTTTGTCTAATTTGGTAAAGGCATTCAACAACGCTGTTTCATTGGTTGAAAAATCGCCAAACCGCCCGCCATCAATTTCGACCTTTGAAAGTAACTCGGCTAAAATATCCTTTGTTGTTGCCCGCCCAAATCTTACAACCTTGTCGGTAATTTCAACGGGTGCTTCCCTAAAAATTACCTCCAACCTATCAATCACCCTATCTATTTCTTCCCTTGCCATATTTATACATTACCCTAAATTTGTTAATTTTAATAATGTATTTACAACCCTGTCGTTGCGCTGGCGACCCTCGTCGGTTTCGTCCGTCGAAAGGTTGGCAAGGATGCTTTGGATAATACCCACCTGTGGCAATTCTGTTTGTTTCGTTTCAATAAATAACGGCAAAAACAAATCTAATTCCTTTTTAATATCCGCAAAACTTGCCGTTTCTAAATATTCAAAAATACCAACCCCTTTTTTCTCGGCTAACAAATCAAATAACGCATCGGAATAAACCGCCCGGGCGTATGCCGTTGTATCATTCATTGCCGCCGCCGTACTTGCCGCATTAGCAACACCCCGCAAAGGGGCATAAATATTTAATATTTGTTCTTTTTTTGCCGCAAACGGCATATTTTGCCAGCGGTAATATTCGACCTTTTTGGCATTAGCCAGCCCTGTTTGACCCCCCCTTTGTAATTCAATTATTTGTGTTAAAAGGGTTTCACTATTTTTAACGTCAAATTCGGAAACGCCCTTGAAAATTAGGCTGTCGTAATCCGAAACAAATACCCCCCCTCCATATTGCGTTTTTGTTATATACCCTAATATGTATTTTGCTATATCTTTTATTGCTATATGAAAGGCACGGGCGAAAATAGTATAAAATTTATATACGACCTCCAAGTCTTTAGCCTTTGCCACACCGCTATTTGCCGCCTCGATATGCCGAATTAGCAAAACCTCCTTACAAATTTCGTAAAGTTTTGCCGTCCGCTCCAACGCGTAATTGCCCGTATCGGTTGGTGCATGGTAAAATTCTTTAAACTGTGGCATACGCCCGTTGTTGCGCTCAACTATTTCACGCGGGACTTGTACCGACGTGCCAGGGGCTAATAATGTGCCCGACCCGCCACATGAATTGCACTTTTTTTTAACATACACGCCCGTATCGCCGATAACACTAACCGAACCCTCGCCAGAACACGTAGGGCAGTCGTTGGGCACAAAGGCGACGGTGCTATACCCTATATCCCTACACACGCCCTCCTCATCGGCATCCTGCCGTGCCAATTTGTCTAAATATGGTATGGCATTTTGAAAAAATGAATATTTATAAATTAAATTATTTTGGCAAACCCTATTGCCGGGCAACGGCACAACAGGCGGCGCGTCCTGCCCGTGATGCAAAACAATAGCATCCTTATTGCCCTCCTTGATGTAAATCTCTTTATTGTCGATTATCGTAATATTGCCCCCCTTTTTCCAAACAAATAGCCCCCCCTCAAAGGTCGCCTCGTTGCTTGGGGCGTAAACGGGCAACGGCATAAGTGCCGTTTTACTATTTGTCGTAACTTCATATTTTTGGGGCACAACAATAATAAATCCGTTAGGGTCGCCGCTTGCTATTTGCGGCAGGTCAAGCGTCGCCCAATCCAAGAACGCCTGCCCGTTAAATATTGGTGTTTTAAAATATTCAGAAACATCAACATCCGTGCTATCAATTTCTAAATTGCCCTTTTGAAAAACCGAACCGCAAACCCTATTGAGCGCATCTTGGTACAAAGGCATAGTAATAGCTGCGTAAATTTGCCGCTGCCACGCAAACCGTTCTTCCCTTATATCTGGGTGGCGGTTTAAAATGTTGGCATCAAAATAAAAATCATATTCCGCCCCCTCGCTTTGCCTATTTGGTGCACTTGGCTTTAAGCCAAATAAATGTATAGTATTGGCCACCCGTATTGCCTCTTTTTTGTCGCGCAATAAGGAATTATCAAAAAATCCATACCCCAAAGAACGAAACAGGGCATCGCCTTTTAATAAATAGTCGCTAATACTATACATTGTAAAATATTACTTATTATTTTTAATTCTATTTTAAGCAGGCAAACTTAGTTGGCTTAAAAAGTCGTTGTCCGAAATATTAGACTTATTAATTAGGTGTATCCACGTTGGGCACACCCTAAAATTCATCGTAACGGTGTGTGTTTCAACACATTTGTCGCCAATCTTTGGCTTCGTAATACGGTGGCTAATCTTAGCAGCCGCCAAAATATCGGTATTGCCTAATTTGCCCGGCGTAATAGCTGCGTAAATATCGCCGTTGCAGTCCATTTTCAATAAATTGTATTGCCCAACGGTGTTCGCCGCAACCGTACCCGCGCTTTTTCGGTAAATAGTATTCGCGCTAAGTTGCTGCCAAAATAGGGTAGCACCATCTTCATCAGCGATTGTGCCGCTAACATCAACGCCCCACGTTTGACGGGTCGAGGCGGTTATTGAGCACGCCCCGATACTGTTGTAATCGGCAATGCAGTCGCCCATCGGGATAACGTTAATAGTAGGGTCGCCTTCAGTAACATCTACCAAAACAGGGCTAACTAATAAATCATCAGCGGTAAACGCCGCCGTTAATGCCGCCGCCTTTGCCGTATCAGCACCAGAAACAAGCCCGCTTTGTGCAACGCTACAATGAACAAATATATATTTCGCATCACACGCGCCAACGGGTGTAATTTCGTTACAAACGGCGGTGGTAATGGTGGTAATAGGGGTAGGTGGTGTGCACCCGGTGCAAAGAGCCATATTAATTAAGGGGGGTTTAGTTGTAAATATATAAATTTATGCAAATTTAATTTATATAATTGTTAATAAAAATAATTTATAGTTTTAATAAATTTACTAATCTAACAGCTAACCTCTGCCCCGCCGACAAATAAAAAGTAACAGCCCCAGCCGCTGCCCGTCCAATAATCAACTTCGTAATTATTAGCATCGTCAATATTTTTAATTCTATAATATTTATTAACCACCCCGCAACTATCATCGGGCGTTAATTTTACCCGCAAATACACATCGCCATAACAGCAGGTTTGACTATACAGGGCGAACCCAGCCGTAATAGTAGCGCAGGTATTACGAACCCCCGTAATATTATAGCACGACACCATCGTGCAGCCGCCCGCCGTTGTATGGGTAACTTTTACCGATGCCAACGCCAACCCCGTATTGTCGTAAAATGCCGTGCCTGGCGCATTGGTTGAAATAGGTGTCGCCAGCCCCGCAGTTGGGCAATCAACCGTTTTGCCTGTAATGACATAGGTTGGTTGCCCCGTCGTTGGCGCAAATGTTACCGACCCCAGCGCTGGTGGGGCGTATTCCGTGCAGGCCGTAATCGCCAAATCAATACACTCCTTGCAAACAAATTCACTCGTCCCCGCCGTCCACGTGCCCGTAACGGGGTTCACACCGCAATCGGGGTTCGTACTTACATAATAGTTCAAAGTACCGCCGCTACCATAGCCCGCAGCGCAACAAATTGTAGCTTCAAGGCAGTTCGCGGCAGTATAGTCGCTACACGCGACAGTTACGTTTAAATATGATGGATTATTAGTATTTATGTATGGAATGCCAATATTTTCAGCCTTATAAGTTATTAAATGGCCTAAATAAGTAAATGTAGTACTAAACCAATAATACATCGGCGTACCGGCCGCGTTTGGTATTGTCAAAACACTCATATCGGAGTTGCCAACGACCGTCCCATAATTTGTACCCGTCTTGCCCGACCCGTTCCATATTTCCTGTACCGTCGTAAAACTTCCCAACGGCAGCCCCGTTGTGCCGCTTAACAAGGTCATAAAGGTCATTATATTACTTTCAAACGCGCGGGTTGAGGCATTCACACGCCGATACCGCGCCTTAACATTTTCATTGCCAGCCGCAACAATAGGGCAAAGGCTTGTTATAGTATTTAAAGCGACCTCTGCAATCAGCCCGTCGTTTTCGCAAGACTCAACGTCAAAAGCCGCTGTCGCCGTACAGCCGTCTTCATCTTTAAAATAAAGATAATATTGAGTGCCACCCGTACTGCCATCATCCAGCAAGCCCGTAACGGCATAACTTGGATAAGTGCCCGCAACGGTATAGTTTGCAGCCTCAACTGGCGGCGCAGTAACAGGGGGGCTAAGGGGGCCGCCATCGTTCCAAACACATACTAAATTTCTAAACAAGGCAAACGGATGTAAACCATCGGCGCAGGTCGTTGTGTTTATCGTAATTTCCGCCTCGCCATCGTAAACATAAGGAATGTAATCGGTTAAATCCGTTGTGCCCGTTGGCGGCGTAATATCGGCAGCGTAAGTTATTGAGCACGAGCACGTGCAGTCGGGTAGGGCAAAAACAACGCTATCAAAGCAGCCGTTCAACTCACTCGTTACCGTTATCGTCAAGTTGCCGCCGCCAACGGCATTTTGATTTGTAATAATATACGTGCCAAGCCCCGCCGCTACACTATCACTAAACCCCTGCGAGGTTTGGATTAATACGGTTGGCCCCGTAGAAACAGCCGTCCATGTTACCGTAACATCAACCGTGCCGTCTTCATCGCAATCGCCCGCTGCTGCATCGGTAATTACTATTTCGCAGTCATCCTCACCACACGTCGGCAGGGTGATATTTGTCGCTTCGTCAAAACAATCGCCGTTAAAAAAATCTACTATTTTTAGCGTGTGCGACGTGCCACCGTCGCCCGCAACGCTAAAAGTTATACTACCACCAGCAAAATAGGCAATGCCATAATATACATTATCAAAATATATCTTTGCCATATCGCTCGTGCCAGATGCCGTAAAAACTATCGCAACATCAACATCGCCGTCCACGCAGTCGCCAATAGTTACCGAATTGATTTCAATCGAGCAGGGCGGCGGTGTCGGCGGCGCACAACAAGGCTGCGCCGTGTCCTCAATACAATACGGCTGCGTAATTATTTCGCAGTTTACGATAGGGTTTTCATACGTGCCATAAACGAAGTCCTGCGTTTTTGTGTAATCTAAGGTATATCTTACTTTAAATATATATACACCGTAAGACGTATGAACCTCACACTCCACGTCGGCATAATAATTCAGCGGCTCAAAGGTGTTGCCGCCGTCGCTCGAATAGCCAAAGCCGCCCATCCAAACAACGTTAATGTCGCCAGAATGTAATCCTGCTGGCGCGGGGTTATTAACAATGCAATCCTCAAACCCATAACCATAAATAATTAAATTGGCATCTTCACTATACCCTTTAAAAAATGGGCGTATAACGTTGCCCGTAAAATCCAAATTTATATCGCTATACTCCCAGCCGCAAATATTTAAGTTGTTATCCAAATATGTTATTTTTTGCTTGCCAAGCGAAATTGTACTATCGCATCCGGCGGGGTAGGTAAGCGTTACCTCCCGCCATAATTTTACCGATGGTGTTGGGGGCACGCACGCCGTTGTACTTTCCGACGAAAAATTACTACCGCCAATATTTAACGTTGGGCAGCAAACGGTTTCGCACGGCAAAACATATGGCGTTATAAATTCATGTATATCGGCATAGGGGGAGGATTGACTAAATATGCTGTTTTCTAATATGTGTTTAACGCCGTAAATATTGCCATTTGTAAGCCCGACAGACACCTCTATGTGCGTGTAAAAAAAATTATTGCCGTTTGGTGTTTCGCCGCTTGTGTCATTCAATAGCATTTGCCCATCAATAGTGCCTAAAATATTGCACGGGTCTAATAGGTTGGCCGTTGCCGCCACAATATTTGCCGTTGCCGTATCGTAGGCCATCAAAATCTTAACATCGTAATCGCCAGTAACAGCGTTATAAGTCGGCGTTAAGTCCTGCACGTAAACGGGCGTAAAATTTGTATCTAAACTTTCAAACCAAATATTTGCCGTTATACTAGAAATTTCAACGCCGCCAAAACACGCATCCGCATCTAAGGTGACATTAAACGTTTTTGTCAATTCACGATATTTGACCGTCCCCGTACAGGCGACCTCCGCACCCACCTGCCAGTTTTCATCTTCCAATATATCGAAAACAGGGCAACAGCTAATAGGCAGCTCCACGCAGCACTCCGTCGCATTTGTGGTAATATCTAATTTTAGCGTTGCCACATGAAAAGCCCCGACATAATACTCGCCATAAAAATTAGGGCTGCTACCCTGAACCTCCAAACTTACACCATCGTAAACCATTTCGGTAACAACGTAACACGACGTACAACTTAACGCAAAGGGTTCTTCCGCTTGGTCTTGCGTATAGGTCGCAATACTCATCCCCCCGACGTTTTTAATCTTAACGTGCCAATCAGCATCACACGGGTTGGAAATACAATCCAAACTAACAACCGCCATACACGGCTGGCAATCGTCGCCAATTTCGCTGCCACAACTCAAGACCAACTCGCCGACCGTAATAGTAGGGGCAACCAACGGCATTTCACTTGGGTCGTTATAACAAAACAAAGGCACGGGCACGGTTTCGGGGGGTATTAACGAATTAGTAACATTTGTAATTGTAACAACTTCGTTTAAATAGTTCGTATAAGTTACCGTTGCCGTCCCATTTTCAGGTATATTTTGCACAAAATAACAGCAAAGGTTAGTGCTTGGACATTCGCACGGCAAATTCTTATCGCACGTCTCAAACTCGCCCAATAAGCGGCGCATACACACGCATCCTGTTAATTTCTTAAATAATCCCTCACTAATATTTGTTAAATGTAATGTGTCGTTAAAAATAATATTACCCGACTGTAAGACTGCCGCCACGTAGTCGGCAAATTGCGGGGCAAAATTATCATAGACCGACTTAACGGGGTATAATTTTGTGCCCTGGAGTTCGTATTTGTCAGTAATAGTAGCCTCCGTAATTTGGCAGTTGTTAAATTTTTTATATTCAACATTATCAGATAAAAAAAGCAGTTGCCCCCAAATACGCATCTTATTAGAAAATAGCAAATCTTCATTGCCCGCCAAAACATTTTGCGGCTCGCCGTACCACCTGCCTAAATAATCATAATTGCCACACTTTTCGCCCTCAATAGTTACCGTTGCCTCGCCGCCACAACACCCGGCAGCGCAGGCATTTGTATAGCCATAGTCCAAATAATAAACCTCGCCGTCAATTACCAAGTGAACGGCAAAACAACAATAATCTGCCAACCCCAAGTCCACGCCCTTAATATACGTATAAACGTTGCCGTTGCTATCTTCAGCAATTACGTAATCAATAGCCGATATTACCCCCGACAAAGTGTAACTACTAATTAACGAGGGGGGGCTTTCCGAGCAGTCGTAAAAGGATATTTGTTCGACAGCACCAAATACGTACAAATTAATATCGCCGCTTTCACAAAACGGCATACTAAAATCCGTATCGCCTAAACACTTGTTGTTTGCCCAGCCATTTGCCTCGCTTTGTACTATTCGCATATATTAATTTATTTATATCGCATTTTTTAAATTGCGAACGCTAATAACTAAATTAGGGTTGTACTCATCTATACTGCATCGGTTTTTTTGATTGAACCCTAAAATAAATAATTTATCATAACGTACCGAGTATCGCACAAATAACCCTACATGGTGTCCGCCTTTGCGTTTCAAAATAACAACGTCGCCAAACTTAGCCAAGTGCAACGGGATGCCCAAACCAACGCCCGCCCAACTTATAGCCATCGGCGTAACCTGCGGAAATTTGCAGCCTAATTCTAAAAATGCCTCCTTTAAACCAATACTGCACCACGCCACCGCCCCGTCGTCTTTCGCCCACTTGAAGTATTTTTTAATCCAAGCCATAATTGTAGGACTGTTTGCCTTGCCAGCAACCTCCTTTAACCCGTAATATTTTGAAATAATATGTATTGCCGCCGCCGCCGTGTCCATAAATGTTTATTTTTTAATGATTAAAAAAAAGAGGGGGCGGATACATGCCCCCCCAATATCAAACAAAAAACCAATGCCACGCAAAATTAACATATTTATAACAATATTACAAATAAATTTATTATTTTTTATCTTTTGTCATAAATTCATAATATCTCTTTTTCGATAAAAATGTTTCGTAAAATTCAAAAATACTCATCCGTTCTAACTCCTTTGCCTCCAACACGTTGCCCCCGCCTAATATCATTAAATTGTTATTGACCGAGCGCAAATATTCCTGCGCTAAAATTGCGGGGCTGCGTTCAAAATTTGTGTTAAATAGTTCATTTGTGCTAAATAATTCAGAGTAGTTGTGTTTAATAAATTTGCCCGCTGTTCGCATGTTTTCGCCCCCCACATCACAAAAAAAAAGTATGCCCCCTGCTTTTTTTCAAAATCATTAGCTTTGTCATTACTCCATATATCTATTTTTTTTGCAATTAATTCGCTTGGGCACGGCTCGTTAAAATCCTCCCCTTCAAAGCACCAAAAACAAGCACTCAAGGCAAGGTCTAAATTGAAGTCCTCTGTTAATTTAATTTTTTGCCCTAAAATATTTACCGCCGCCGCCGCCTCTTTCAACCGCTCCCCCTCCGTTTTTTTTGCCCACTCACCAACGCCCATCTGTATATTTGTTATTTTTTCCAAATACCCCGCCAACTGCTCTTTGTCAATTCTTAATGCCATATATAGCTCCGTTACCTTCGCTTGGTGATACCGCCTAAAGCCCATGCCCGCCTCAACGTCTTTTAAATGAAACTCATAACGGCGACCGTCCAATGTCTCAACGGCATATTTTCTTACATCTAAACTATATATATTCATAAATATTGTTAATTTGTATTTTTGTCTTCAATATAATCTTTTAATAAATTTAATTTACTGCCCGTGCCAAACAACGCATGAATTAAATACCTAAAAGCATCGGCGCTGCCCATGCTAAAATCGCCGCTATCTTTGTGTAACTGTAAGATACCCGTCTTTGAAACGTCAATAAAGGCGCAATTCAAATCGGAAAGTAAATCCTTGCAATGTGCCGATATATTAATTTTAATCTTATTAAATGCCAAATTACAAAGTAAATAACTATACTTATGCGATGGGTTTGCCGGCGGGTATCGCAAATTATACTTGTTAAATAACATGTTTTTACTACTTATATTCAACGCCGTTTTAAATTGTTCAACGCTGTTCATGTCGTACCTCGCCGCCGCGACCGCCCCCGAACTGCCCGACCGGTCGCCGCAATAGTAAATTTCATAATTGCGCCACCGCTCCAACACCCTCGCCGCCGCCGTACTTATAACATTTTGGCTCTTATGCCGTTGCACGTCTATAATCGTCGTAACAGGATTGTCTAATATATTTAACTCATAAGAAACACCCCCCGCGCCATCTTCAAACCCTACAACCTGCGTAACAACGCCACAAAGTTTATTAATATTATAGTCGTGTGATACATATATCGGCGCATCGTTATACGTCTTAATATCATTTACCACATTTATCGAAGGCACAAACGCATAAAAAAATGCCTGCGTATTAATATTTACCATTTCGCCAAAGACCTCCCGCCTCGTCAAGGGGCTATCAATACCGCCATACATAGAAATTAAACTATCTATATACCCCGCCGGCAAATTGGCAATATTACTATACGAACTGCCCTGCACAAATTCAACATCACCATCATTTATTGCCCGTTCTTTCATTTGTAACAACGGCCTAATATCATCGGGCGGCGTGGTAACGCATACCATCGCATATTTGTCTTTGTCGAATAATGTTTTAAAGCATTTGCCACGCAGCCGCCCAATTAAGGTATTTATTGACCCTACATCAATATCGCGAACTTCGTCTAATAAAATAACATCAGCCTCAATGCCCCGCCATTTTTTGCCCCCGCCCGAAACATAATCAAAAATAGCATAAGCACCATTCTTTGCCGTTATAATGTTTTTATTATCGCTATATGAATAAGGTTTAATGCCCCAATCTTTTGGCGGCATTTTATTAACGATATAATCAATATCATGCAATATGTTAAATTTTTCTAACGCACCATAAAAGCCGGGCATCGTACTTCGGTTTAATTGGTCGTAAGTCGGCGCACCGATTAAAATTAACGCTCCCCTGAATTTAGGATTAGTAAACAGTCCTTTCAAGGAAACAAACGCCCCCAAACAAAACGTTTTGCCGCCACCCAAGCCACTAACAAAGTATCGTATCTTTTTTTGGCTTTGCAATATCTGCACCTGCTCGTCATTCAGTTCAATCATTCTCACATAGTAAGTAATACTAATTTTAAGGCGTCTAAGTTGTCCTGCGTTAATTTGTCGGGCAGCGTAATACCCGCGTCTTTAGCCCACCCCCGCATGATAGTTAAATTGTACTTAGCCCCCTTTTCCTTTGGGCTAAACTCAACCACGTCGCCAAACCTTGAACGGCAAAAGGCGGCGATACACTCACTAACCCCCTGATTTTTGCCAACACTCAAGCCCCGTGCTACCATATTGCGAAACTCGCCGCTTTGGGCAAAAATAGCCCGCTGCTTGTTTGAATTTTCAACAACGCACAACGTATTGAGCGGGTCAAGGGTTAAAATATAATTAAAAAAGTCATATAAGCCGGCACACTTGATAAAACGAACCGAGCCGTTAAAATATTCACACACACCAAGCCCGCCCTTGCGAATTGACGGGTCAATGCCTATGATATATCTATTAAAGGAAACCACCCGCGTAGCTTCGTTTTTTTTACTACCCCCTTGTAACATGTTATAAATTTTATAGCTTTATTAAATTCTTCATTTGTTAATTGTTGCTTTTTAAACAACGGGCGCACCTCGACTATGTCGGAATTATAATCTATAATAAAATTATATATTAACGCCGTTTCAGTATAGCTTAGCCGATACCCAAAAGACTTGGCGCAATAAACACGGTGCGCATCAATGCCTATCCTTTTGGCCAACGACCGAACAACCACCTCTTTAGGCAGTAGCGTTAAAACATCAATTTCTGTTGGTATCTTGTTTTCCATATTGCTAATTTTTATTATTCCATATTAATACTAATATGTTGTTATGGCACATCCCAAAAGCCAACCTTTAACACGTCGCCACTTGAGCCGCCAAGCTCAACACTTATTTTATTTATTTCGTATATTTTCCCCCTATAAATTACAAAAAATCCTATCTTTAAGTTATCGCCAAAAATGCCAAATTTGTCTAATACCGAACAACTACAACCCGAAATAGTCGCCTCACATTGTCGGTTCAATAATTTATGGTTTTGCGGGCTATCTCTGTAAAATTTGTTCCACCGCGTATAGTGGTTGCCGCCCGTTATCGTGCTAAAATAGTCATCCATAATAATAGGCATATTATAAAGTTTTGGACTTTTGCAATTTGTATTGCCGTCCACGTCTACCCCCCTATCCGTTAATAAATAGGCTTTTTCCGCCGCCGTGTAATTTATCATTACCGCCTTGCCTTTTGTTGTTGGGCTTACGCCATCCCAAACAACTACACGGGGGCTTGAAACGGTAAACTCCTGCGTTAAAAGGAAATTGTCAGCATTTTGTAACCCCGAAACGGGTGCAAGTTGGGCGGCAAAAACACACTCCAGCGCAGTAGTACCGTCTTCACTAAGCCCCGAATTTCTGAAATTTTGGTTGGCAAACGGCGAAAAGTCGCGCTTCAACGCATCCGTTTGTGCCACCGTTGCACCGTTGCTAAAGTCAATTATATCGTTAAATATTATACCAGCATGTTGGCTCTCAATGTCGTACCCGTCGTTAGTTTGTTCGTACCACCCGAATTTTGGCGGCACAACCCCCGACCATTGGCAACACGTGTCCGATGTTTCGCCAATTTGGTACAACGGCGTCGCCGCGAATGGCTCAAATACATTTTTTAAATATAAGTCGCTCCCAATTAATACCCACTTTAAATTAAAATAGTCGCAAATATAATTTAGAAACTGAACGCCATTATAATTTATTAAATTTTCTACTATAATAGGCTTTGGGTTTGTTGTATGATACCAGCCCTTTGATGTGGGGGCAAAAACAATAGTAGCATTATATAGCGGGCTTGTAACATCTAAAAAATTACTATCATGTATCGTTACACCCGTTACCGCCGCCAAATTCTGTAAATATTGCCTAATCAAAACACCCTGTATCGTTCGCCCGCAACCCCGCGCACTTTCAACAAATGCCTGAAACGTACCAAGCAATGCCAACAAAATACCTAATATGCCAAGCGACGAAATAATTACCATCGTCAAGGCAAAGGTTAATACCTCTGAATTGCGACACCGTGCAAAATGTATCGGCGTTACATTCAAATTAAACCAGCTACCCGCCGTCTTATAACCATCGTGTACGGTCGCTTGCTCCAACAAATGGTAATATTTATTATATTTTTTTAATGATACCTTAAACTCACAATCGTTACACTCCGATAGCCCGCTGCTTGTTAGTTTATAGCCTGATAACCACTTATTACATTTGTTATCGTATATTTTAATATCTATTGCATTAATATGTGCGCTTGGGTGGTCATACAAGAAGACTTTAACAAATACATAAAAGTCGCCACGTATAGAAAAAGATGCCGACGCCTCACTATTATAGTTATGGTAAACCCGATAATTGCCGGCCTGCATATTTTGGCTGCCTTCCAAACTTAGGGCATTAAGACCAACGCCGCCGCCCGAACTCACCTCCTCATCGGGGGCTTCAATCCAAACTGCCGAACTGTTAAAACTTAAAAATTTATAATATACCGTAAACCTTGCCATCTTATTTTAACGCCCCCCTTTTAATTATTTCAGCAATTTGCCCGCCTAACCCTTCAATGCTATTATTAAGGATGGCAAACTGTTTTTTCAAAATAATATTTTGTTTTAATATTTCAGAAACAACGTTGTCATTATTTACCTGTATTTGCCCGCCGCCGTAGTTATTGTTAGCCTGTCCTATCGGGGCAACAAATACGCCCTGCAATACCGCTTTTGCTAAATTTACGCTTTCGCTGCTTGGCTGCAAATCGTCAATTAAATTATATAGCCCGCCATACTTTTTATTATTTTCGACCGTTTCAACCCGTTCGCCTCTTTTTAGCCATGCCTTAATAGTATCGCCTTTTGCGTCCGAGCGGTCGGGCTTGCCGCCGTTATAATCAACAAACCTTGACCCCTCGTTTAATGCCAGCCCGTCCTGCTTTAAGGAACGAAAGCCCGAAATTAGCGAAATGCCCGAAGCGATTAATGCCGTAACCGTTGCCGCAATAGCTATAACATTTAAAGGGAATGGCTCATCAGCCTGCTCCGCTATGCCTTTAGCGGCGTTGGCAACCGCTACAATGTAAGCACCCGTCGCCTCTATATTATCAAGTAACCTTTGCCGCCTTACCGCTTTTTCCCTTGCACCAAGCAAAGCGTTTAACCTGTCTTGCTCAAACTGTATTTGTTTGGCATTGGCTTTTTCCTGCCCCGACAGCATCGCATCAAGTCCAGCTTGCCGTTTTTCAATAACACTATCCAATAAGGTTAATTCTTTATTGTATAATTCCGAAATGCCATCGGAAACAATACTAAAATATCCAACCGCTTTTTCCAACTCATCCTGCCCAAACCGCCCGCCGCCCGAACCATCGCCCCCTAACTCTGATAATTGTTTTTTTAATGCCTCAATTTTTTCAACCTGCAACGACAACTCATCGCCGTCGGTAGTTGGGGTTGCCGTTGCCAATATTTGTTCGTTTAATATTTTGCGCTGTGCCTCTTTATTTCCTTTTGCGGCATCTAACAGTTTTTCGTAATATTTGCCCTGTAAATCCAACCCTTTTGCGTACGAGGCAATACGTAATAGTTCTTCTTCATTGACAAATTTTTCATTTAACAAAGCCAAATCCGCCCCGCTCTTTTGCGCCACCGCAAATTCCTTATCTTTTGCCTTTTGTAATTTCTCAAGGTCAAACGCTAACTGCTTTGCAAGCTGCGCTTTTTCAGCCTCAAAATTAAACGGTAAAATAGCTAACCGCTTTTCTGAAATAGCTAAAATACTTTCCGATATTTCAATATTTAACCGCTCAACCTCCGCCGCTAATTGCGCCCTATCAACCCCTAATTTAATATCATATTTTTTATTTATAACCCCCCGTATTTTGTCAAGTTCACCAGCAATTTCGGCGGGTAATACCGCCGATGCCCGAACCGCCGCAACCTCTTCGGGCGTTAATGCCGCCCCCTTTATCGCCGCCCGCTTCTTTAATTCAATACTTATGTATTTGTCTAATATATCCTCCCCCTTTTTGTCTAATGCCAACAACTCCGCCGCCCGCTCCGCCGCAATAACCCGCTCAATTTCCGCCGCCCTCGTTTCGCCACCTTTAGCAATTAAAGAGTTTAACTCGTTACTATTTTTAAGATATAACTCTTTTAAATCATTTAAAGAATTTTCTAACGTGTCAAACTCACTAACCACTGCCTCGTTTAACGCCTCTTTTATCTTTGAACCCGATTTTTTTACCAGCTGCTTCGGTACTGCCGCCGCCTTTTTTGCCCCCGCAACTTCTTTGTCTAAAAACCCGTTCAACTTGGCAAACAGCGGGTCGGCTTCTCTTATATATTGTTTCACCGAATTTAAAGATTTTGTTAATGCGTTTAGCTCGTCTTGTTCCGACTTGCTAAGTTCGCCCTCCGCGCTTCTTTTTATATCTTGTATTTTATTAGTTAATATATCATAACTTTTTATTGCCTCTTCAATATTTTTAACCCTGCCCTTTAATAAATTGTTTTGTGCAACTTCGGCCTTTGTTACCTCGTTTACCGCACTTACCGCACTGGCATAACTATACATGCCCATTGTTAAAATATCCATACCCTTTGTAAATAGACTGCCTGCTCCGAAATAATCAGAAACAGTTTGCATCGTATCTATTAAATTTTTCAATACATCTACTAAAAACGTAATGCCTTTAACCGCTATACTTATCGGTTCTGATATTAATTTTAACGCCGTTGTTAGGGCTATTGTTATATTTTCCGATGCGCTGGCATCTTCATTGTACAAGCCTAACGCCTGCAACAACTCGCCTAACGAAGCAACCAAGCCCGAAAAAGCAGCACCCAGCGGGCTTAAAGCGTTGGCAAATAGTTCTGCATTTTCGGCAACCTCCCGAAATACATCGATACCAACTCTTAACCCGTCTATAATTGTGCCAAGTGCCGCGCCCGTGCCACCCTCACTAATCGAGGCAAGCAACCTGTCAAAGCTATCTTTTAAATTTGATATTCTGCCGCTCAAAGTTTGAACTATTGCAGCACTTGCCCCGCTGATGCCTTGCAAGTCGCCAAGCCCTAATATGTAATTCCTTATACTTTCGGCATTTTTATCTACAACCGTCTTTTGCTCCCTAAAGGTAAACGTTACCTTGTCGCCTTCTTGCTGCGCCAATATGCCGAACTCCTTTAACCGCTCAAATTCAAACGTTTGCGCATCAACCAACCCCTCGACCAACTGCCCTAATGACTTGCCCGACGCACTTGCTACGTCTGTTAAATTTTCAATTTCGGCATTTGTTGGCTCAAAGCCCGTATTTTTTAATTTTATAAACGCATCTATTACCTCCGTCAATTCAACAGGGAGGGTTGCCGCCGCCTGCGTTAATTCTTCTAACTTCCCCTTTGCCGCAACCGCCCCCAAACTATTTGTTAAAATAGCCTCAAATTTTTCAAACTGCGATGCCGTATCTATGAATTTCGTGCCAAGCCCCGACAGTGCCGCCGTTGCCGCCGCAACAACGCTGCTAGAAATGCCGCCAGCAATACCGCCAGCAATACCCGCGCCAAGCAAACCGCCGCCGCCGCCCTTATTTGTTGTTGTTGTTGTTAGTGAACTGTATTTTGCCCGCAATTTGTCAAGCTCCGAACCATAGCGGCGAACATCGGCGGGGTTTAATGCCTGCTCCTGCGCACGCTCTAACTTAGTAATTTCGCCCCTAATTTGCGACAAAAGTCCTGGCTGTTTTTTGTATTCGGCGTTTAACGCGCTTAAATTTGTTTTTGCCCGTTCTAATTGCCTTTCATAAAATGCTTTTTCAGCACCGCCCTTTGTTTCCTTTACTTTTTTCGCGAACAAATCAACAAGCCCTTGCGCCTCCTTTAAATTGCGCTCAACGCCGTCAAGCCCTTTAGCGAAGCCTGCAAGGGATTCGTTTCCCTCAATTTCAAACTTTAATTGTGCAATAATTTCAGCATATTCGGCCATCGGTGCAAATTTTACAACAAAAATAACTAATATTTTTCAATTTATACCGACTTTAACTTATTTTTTTAATTATTTGCAAAAACAAAAGCAACAGTTTTTCTGCCGGCTCCTTTGCGTTTGCCGCCTACTTTTTTAGCCATATTTTCATAATTAAATCGCAATAGCTTTTATCCTTGCAAATTGTTGTTTGAGTTATCTCAACAATATAATGAGCCATATCGCTACGGCTCATTTTTTCTAATTCTTTTTGAGTGTATTTAGTTGCCATAACCTTCAGGTGTTACATCTTCAATTGCGTATTGTTTCGCTTTTACTGTAATCTCTTTTAGTTTTGCAACCGCATCTAAATTTAATGCGTTTAACTTGTTTCTTAAATTTCGCAAATTTGCGCCGCTTTGCTCGGTCGAATTAAGCGCAATTTCCTTAAATGTATTGAGCTGGTTTTTTTCGCTCAAATAAGTTAGCCCGATTTCCTGTAATACTTTTTTTACTTCGTGCAACCCAAATTTACCGCTTTCATTTTTTGCAGCTTGTAAAAGTGCTTCAAATTCTGCGGCTATTTTTTGTTCGTTTGTCATTGTTTTGCTGTTTTGTTGGTACAAAGATACAACCTATTTTGAAAACTGCAAACTTTTTCAAAGAAATTTCAAAATATTTTTTAATTTACTGATAACCAATAAATAAAAAACAGCAGCTAACGTTTCGTGGCTTTGTGATGTTGCCGAAAAAACACACACTAATTTTTAAATTTAAGACAAATGAACCAAGAAGAAAACAATACTCAAATTAATGACGAATTAGGCAATATCTCAAAACCGCTGTTAGCTGCTGTTTTTTCTTATTGATTTTCAGCACTTTAGAAAATAATTTAAAAATATCTTTTAAAAAGTTTGCAAAATCAAAACAAGCGTTGTATCTTTGTACCAACAAAACAGCAAAACAATGACAACTCAAGAAATTAAATCAGCACTTTTAGAAGGTCAAAACTTTGGAAACGAAGCAGCAAATTGGTATTCAGTATGCAAACCTTCTGAAAATTTATTTTGGATTGTAATAGGCGAAAGAAACTTGTTTTGTAAAAACATTGATAGCGCAGC